TTACTGCAAAAGAACCATCAGCGATAGCGTTTGCGTTCACAAGATATGAGCCAGCAGTTCCAGCAGAACCATGACAAGCCACAACAACATCTGTTGCTGCAACCTTGCTGTTGGTCACTGTGAAAGATACTTCAGCCGCAGCCGCTAAAGCTGCGTCATTCATTGTGATTTGGCCTGACTCTGTGTTTAGAGTTACACCTGTTCCTTTGTTGGTGGCCTGAGTTACAGTACCGCCTGCTGTTGGGCCTACTAAAGACCCAGCAGTTACGTCAAATAATGAAGGCATGATTAATCCTGATTAGATACGTTAGTAGCTCTAACAATACCGATATTCTTTGTTTCATAGACTTTCGACCAAGAGCCTACAGTTTCAAGTACAGATCTGTTTGGATTAACTGTTGATACAGCATACTTAAGACCTACTGGATGATAGATGTAGTGGAGATCCACAGCCATAGCTTCTTCCAAAGCTAAAATATCACGATCAGTTTGTGTTCTGATTGGTGCTTGCTCACCAGTAACAACTGCCCCTTGTGTAAAGAAGAATGTTGAATACTCAGTTGAAGCTCCAGAGCCTGTTGTTGGAATATCGTCAGAAACGATAATTCTTAAACCACCAAATGTCTCAACAACATTAGGGCCATCAAAAGCTCTTGTTGTGCTACCAGATGCGGCTGCTGTGTCAGCATCGCCATTGTTGTCATAAACACGATCAATCATATTACGCTCTAACAAGTCTCCATATACATTGGAGTGCATTGCTATAGCTGTAAGCTTGCCACCTTGGTCACCAAGTTTTGACTTTGCTCTTGCAATATGACGAGGGCTTAATACTGTTGGAGAATCTCCTGATTCAGAATCAATAGTTAAATCAAATAATGCTGAACTGCTTGAGTTTGCATTGATAGAACCAAAAGCACCAGTTAAGCAAGAATATAAATCCTTCTGTTTCTGGTTGTTTACATAAGCCGCCATCTTCTGAGCAATAGCAGCCATTGGATCAAGACCACCACCAACTGCAAGTGAAGCTAAGTCACGAGAACTGAACGCTCTACCTCTATGAAGAACAGCAGCGATTTGATTATCTGCTGTGATCTTTGCTGGTGTTAGTGATGTTGAATCTGTTAAAACTTCAAAATCGCCAGATAAATTTGCTTTATAAAATGGAATCTTTACAAAATCCCCACCTCTTTCTGAGGATAGATTTAATTCTGCCAAAGGTTGCACTACCCCACTCTGTAAGAAGCTGTCAGTTTGAGTTGTCGCTTCGATCAGATAGGGTGTAAACACCTCAGGAATAATTAAATCCGATCTTAATGTTGCCATTAGAATTTAATTAATATGTTTACTTCGAGGCACAACCTCTAACATGGCACAACCACGTTGTCTATATACTAACCTGTAACTGCATTTTTGAGCATATTATATTTATTAATATCTGTTTTATACAATCTGGCTTGCTCAGTTAAATTAAAAGATTCTTTTGCAAAGGGATTCTTTTCACCAGCCGCAGTAACAAATTCTGTCTGTACTTTTGTTGTAGTAGCTCCACCGCCTTGTGGTCTTGGGTTTTTCTGTACCCATTGAGGCATTTGAGACATAGCCCATTCTTTGACTGGGGTTCTGTTATATCCATCAACAACAACTACTGTTCCATCTGCCTCTCTTGCAAGTTGATCCTTGCTAATGCGAGATAACACATATTGGGGATCATGCACCACATCAGCAAGGGCTGTTACTGCTGGTGCTTCAACTTCAAGTTGCCTTTGTCTTGATTCAAGTTCTTGAATTCTTTTATTTTTAGCCTCTTCAGCGTCTCTGTATTGTTGAGCCTGTTTTGCAATTGCTTCATCATATCTGCCTTTTGCTTCAAGCTCTTCTTTTTCTTTCTGTTGTTTAAAAGCAATCAAAGCATCAACATCTACATCTGGCGGTACTGCTTTTGCTGCCTCCTTTGCTTTCTTATAATCATCTAAAATTTCTCTGTTGCTTTTTCTTAATGCTTCAACTTCTGCCATCAAAGCTGTTGTATCAACAGGTGGATTTGGCTTGATTGGTTCTTCTGCCATAGATAAAATTTAACAATTATTTACAATGTTAGCTCCACTTCGTAACATTAGCCCAATATGCAGCCGACATTTTACCTTTGGCAATATTTTTTGCGTGTCTTGCTTTGAAACTGCGTCTTTTAGCCTTATCTGCGTCTGATTCTCCCTGTCTCGGTGGTTTTGTCTTTGCTCCCTGCATACCAAACCTGATTAATTTTATTTTGTTACCTTCTTTCGCCAAAACAACATGAGACTTTGTTGGATGTGATGGAGTTCTTTTGGGTTTATTAAATCCAGATAATCCAAATCTTTTTAATCTAGGGTCTTTGCTCATGCTAAACCAAACTCATTTGACTATATTCTAAAGTCTTAATTCTAGGCATAGCATTATTTTTTCTTTTTATCTCATAGCAATAAATGTGCTTTGGTGGCTTATCAATGTATCTTGCTTGTCCTAACTGCAAAGCTTCTTTGATTTCAAAAGTAAAAGGCTTTAATCTTTTTTGGTCATCAACTGATCTTATAGTTTTATCATGGTAAATTTTATTTTTATATAAAATTACTTTGCTCTTTGCTGTAAATCCTTCATGCGTAAAGTTTGAAGCTTTATAAATTGTCCCTTGATGATTAAAATATGGGTCTGCATAAGAAACAATAGTTTTATAATTACTATATTTTTTTAAAAATTTTATTGTTTTTGCAATAAAAAAGCTCTCCGTATTTTTCTTTGTTGCGTCAATACAACACAATCTTTTAAGTTCAACTACATCTGTTTCGTCTGTTCCGTATTTTTGCCAAGTATTTGCCATAGATAAAGAACCATAAATGATTGCACCTATCAAAAACTGTTTATAAAAAAGTCCAAAAACATGAGAAATATTTAAACCATTTATATTTTTTGAATAATGCCACTTTTCAACAAAGCTTTTTACTTCTTGGATTGTTACAGGTTTGACAACAAATTCATTTATATCAACTTTTTTAAGGTCAATATCCTTTTCTGTTAGATCAAATAAAACCTGTTGCATACTATTTACCCTTCCTCTTCATTGCCATATTGTGTGCTTCAGTAAAAGAAACCCCTTCTCTCATCTTGCGTTTCATATATTCCATGTGAGCCTTTGTGTGACCATGCGTTTGCTGATGCTTCTTAAGAGTGTTCTTTTGTCTGGTAGTTAGTTTCACAGTTACCTCCTTTTGTTGTACTTAGTATATATAGATGCGTCTGCTGTTCTCGCCTTATCTCCCCTCATGTAACTATTGACCCTGCCAAAAGACCAAGCTTGCATTGTTGTATTTCTTGAACCACCAGATAA